GTGAGCAGCCCGAACTTGGCGACAGTGATCTCCACCGCTTCGCGCAAAGCGTCGGCGGGGGACGAACCGGTAGCCTCAAAACGTCCTTGCAGATCAGCCACGTAGTCGACAAGCTTCTGATCATAAAGGTCAGTTTTGGCGTCGTCGAACACCGGATAGGCTTCTTTGTACATCTCCACTAGCTGACTCAGGACGTCGACGTGCTGCATCTCCTGCGTGTGCGACGCCGCCAGAGCGGTCGCTTCGATCACGCCGATCTGCCTGTTAATGCGGTTGATCTCCCGCAGAACCGCCTTGGCCTTGTCCAGCTCGCCGTCTGCTAGGAGCTTGCCGTACTCGTCGCCCTTCTCCTCAAGCTCTTCTTCGAGCTTGGACAACTGCGGGGCTCCCTCGACATCCCGAGGCGCGAGCCGCTGCTTGAGCTGTTCGATAGTGCTCTCAAGCTCTGCCACCCGCGCCTTGGCCTTCCGGTTGACTTCGTCAAACCGGGCCTTGGGGATGAACTTCCCCTTCTCGTCGCGGGGCTTCTCCTCGGCCTTCTCCTCGGCCTTCTCCTCGGCCTTCTCCTCGGCCTTCTCCTCGGCCTTCTCCTCCACCTTGATCTCTTCGGCCTCCGCTTCCGGGGGACGGACGACCTTCAACTCGTCGTCGTTAAGCTCGACAACGGCCTCTTTGGTGGGCACGAAATCGTCCCCGCGGTCGGCCTTGCTGTCGAAATCAGGAAGATCAGTTTCGTTTTTTGCAGTCATTGGGTTCTCAAAAGAGGAAGTCTACGGAAAGACAACGAAAACGCGGAAAAGTTCAGCGCTTCTTAGGTGCGGCCTTGGGCTTGGGCTTGCTAGCTACCTTCGTCTTAGCGAGCTTAATAGCCGAGGCTGACTTGGCCTTCTCTTGCTCGGACGCATTCTTCGCCGAAACCTCGGCGGCCTCCAGCTGGTGGGCATGGTCAAGCTGCTTGGAAGCAACCTCTCGCCTAGAGCCGAGGCTGTTCGTAACCGTCTCGTGCCCGTGCTCGCGCGCCTGCATCTCCTTCTCGTGCGCCATTTCCTCGCGGCGCAGAGAACGGTCTTCCTCGCCCTGCTGTGCGTCGTGATGATTCTGCATCACCTGAGACAACATATCCTTGCCGCCGGTGCCGTCGGGACCGTTGGTAGCCATCATCTCGGCGACCTTGGACTGAGCGTCAGCAGCCTTGAGCATGGCGTTGGCCTTCGTCTCGTCGACTTCCGCGGCCTGCAGGGCGACCTGATTGGCCAGAGATTGCTGCGTAAGCTGGGCTTGGGCCTGCGCTTCCGGCGTCTGGGACGCCTCGCGCATGCGGCGCACGATGGCCCGCTTCTCACGCAAGAGCGAGTGGCTGATGATGACGTCGTCGGGGATCGCGATACCAAGCTGGCGAAGGGCCACTGCCTGCTCGAACTCGCTCTCCTCGATAGTGTCCTTGGCCGGAACCGACGTAATAACAACGTCGTACGTCCCGACAGTCAGGTCGTTGGTGATCTGGTTAGCCGCCTCGTCGAACTGATTGATGCTGATGAAGCTCTCGGTCTCGTCCTGATCCTCGGCCTCCTGCGTCACCGGATTCTCGAAGGTGATCCGGTACATGCGGGGCTCGGTGAAGTACTCCTGCCACACATCGAGGACATTGCGCCACAGGAGCCAGCGGGTGAAGTTAAGGTTGTCGAGGACCTTGAGCTGATTAACCGCACCGCGTTCGCGCTTGGCCTTGATCGCCTTCGCTGCGACGTCCTCCCGGTCCTGCCCGAGCGCGTTGTCGTCGATGTTGGAGATCGTCTTGATGTGCTCCTCAGCCTTGTAACTGATCCGGTCGATGCCCGTCGGGATCTGGTTGGGCTGCAGCTTCTCAAGGTTGTCGATGTCGTCAAGCTCGAAGACCACCCCGGTCTGCGCGCCGCGCGTCTCCAGCTCCTCGGTGGTCATGTTCCGCAGGGCTCCGGCCTTTACCTTGTAGCCGCTGTTGGCCGTCGTGTTGACGATGTGCAGCTCCTGCGAGCTGACCTTGTTGAGCAGCTCTTGCGGATCGAGCAGATTCTCGACGAGACCCATGGTACGGCCGCGACGGAAGTAGGGGAAGTAAGGCACAACAGTGAAGTGTTTGTACGGCGACCAGTCGTCGTGCAGGACCACGTTGCCCGCCGTTACCGTCCACCGAATTCGTTCTACCACCCGCTCGATCACGCCGAGCTGGTACTGGGACGCGATACTGGATACTCGGTTTCTCTCCCAAGTATCGGGGATCGGGCGCATGTCGCCGGTCTTCGTGTCCACGAAGAAGCGCATCTTCGTGATCTTCTTGTACTGGCGCTCTAGGACGCGGACGTTGCGTATGACGTCCCGGTCTGTCTGTTGGTACGCCGACGGGTAGTGCCCCGTCCCACCGAAGCGCTCGAAGCTGTGCTGCACACTGTCGATATCGGCAGCATACGGATTGGTGAAATTACTGCGCAGATAATCGGCGTCGTCTTTGTTGTACAGCACCTCGATGTCGTTCGGCGCGAGCCACTTGGTAACGAAGAGGTCCTTCCACGTATCGGGGTCGTATTCCTCGCCATCCGCGTCGATGATCACGTTCCTCGGATTCGGTACTGTGATCTCGATCTCGCCCTGCAGGCTCTGCTTGAACGACAGCCGCATGTCGAAGAACCCGCGCGAGGTAATCACCCCGTCGGCGAAGACCTCGGACTCCTTCCAATCCAACTTGTTAGTCGCCGCCGTCTGCTTGGCCAAGACGTCCAAGACATTCGAGATATCCTCGCCCTCAACGTGAGTGGGCTTGAAGGAAATGTCGGCGCGGGACTGGATCTGGTCTCCCAAGACGTTCGAAATGGTGGCCAGAACCTTGTTGATCGTCAGCGCCGGGCGGCGTTGTTGGTCAAGCAGCGACTTGTCGACGGCGTTCCACTGGCTGCCCAGAAAGAAGTCGTCGCACTTGTTCGCCTTGACAATGTAATCTAGATGGCCATTATCCCGCAGGTAGACATAGCGGAGCCACTGGTTTTCTGTAATCGTGTGATCAACTGGCATAGCTAAGCCGCCATGTGAGAAGTGGCCCGACCGCCTCGGAGCATTAGCGGAAGTTTATCACGCCAGCTCTTTTTTCGCTCGGTCGCCGGGACTGGCGGCGGCGCAGCGTCTGCGATCATGCGCGCGCACCAAGCCAGCGCATCCACGATGTCGTCGTTTACCCCGCCAGCCAAGAAGCGCAGCATCTCGCGCTTCGTCGCTTCGTACCACGGAGCGTTAGTAGGCCAGCGCAACCTAGCCCTCTGCATGAGAACTTGGAGCGGGACCGCCCGGGACCCCTTGTCGTTTCCGGCCGGTTTCAGCACCACGAGGTTCGGGAACAGGTTCCGCTCCTTCGCCCGCTTCCAAAAGGTCGCCGACATGGTTTTCCAGATGTGCCCGTCCTCAACACCCAGCTTGTCTGGCTTCCACTTCTCGTAGCTATCCAGCATTTTCTCGATAATCGTGTCGCCGTCGGTCCATTTTCCCCGCACAATGTCCCGAACCTCGACGTTGTCGTCGAAATCCTGCTCCATCGTGGCTCCAACGGTCCAGTCGGAACGCGTTTTGTCCGTAATGGCGAAGTCCCACGCCTGATATACGTACCCGCGAGCCCTCGGTTTGTTGCCCGGGAGGTCCACAACAGGCAAAAACTGGTCTTGAGTGAAGTAAAGACCCTCGTCGGGGACCGGATTTTGCTGATAAAGCGCCGACCAGTGCCGCCGGGTCAGTGTTTTTTCGATTTGGCGGAGTTGTTTGAGCGAATAACGCTCCGGATGAAGTGCCTCGTCCTTTTTACGGACAAGAGTAGCCCCTTCCGGGATGTCTCCCTCGGATGCACGGTAGATATTATAGTCGGCGTCGAGGTATTCGTCCTCTTCAGCGATGGCGGGGAAGCGAATAACCCGAAATTGGTCAAATCCGGGGTCTTCAGCCATCATTCGCTGGATTCTACCGGCCCCGTCGTCCTCATTCCACTGCGTCTGAATCCACAAAACGCCGCCGCCGGGAGCTAGGCGGGTGTAGAAAACCGCGCCGTACCAGTCCCAGAGGTCGTCGCGCACCGCTAGAGAATCGGCCTCCTTCGCGTCCTTGATCGGATCGTCCACAACACCGACGTGTGCGCCCTTGCCCGTAATACCGCCGCCGACACCAGCCGCGATATAGCCTCCTCCGAGAGTAGTCTGCCACGCCTCAGTCGCCTGAGAGTCCGGGTCCAGCTTGGTCTCTGGGAATACCTTCTGGTATAGGGGTTCGCGCAGCTGCTGCCGGACCCGCCGGGAGAAGAGGATCGGGAGGGAGACGTTGTAGGACGAGGCAATGAACTCATGGGTCGGGAATCGGCCCAGATGCCACGACGGAAACATTTCCGAGGCGAGAGTGCTCTTGCCGTGGCGGGGTGGGAGTAGGAACATAAGCCGCGGAGAGAGTTCTGCCTCGACGGCATCCGAGAATTTCTCAAGTTCATGGCAAATTACCTTGTGGACCCACCCGGCCATGTAGCGCGGGCGGAACATCTGCGTGTAATACAACATGCGGCGGCGAGCCAGCTCGCGCGCCGCCAAGGCTGCTTGGGCGGCAGCCTTGCGCTCCGCCATGATGTACCCACTGCGTGGGTTACGCGTCTCCGTCAACCGGGCTCTCCAGTAAGGCGGGCTCGTCTTCGACGACCTCGCCATCAATCACTTTCAGCAGCTCCTCGTCCGACATGTTCTCAAGGCGGCTGATGTGTACCTGCCCGTTAACAGAAATGTCGATCTGCTTCTTCTCCGGCGCGTAGTAGCCGCAGATCCGGGCTATCTCTCTCCACGCCCCGACCATCGCCATCGGCTCTTGGGAATCTTTTGCGATCTGTACTGTCTCTAAAAGGCCATCCATCACTTTCTTGCGAGAAATATCCGCAACTTTCTCGTGTTTAGCCTGTTCTTCCTTGATCGCAGCCATGACCTTCTCGTCGCGCATCAGGCGACGAGCTTCCTTGTAGGGAAACTTATACCCGGCGTTGCGAGCAGCCTGTGACTGCAGCATACCGAGTATAATGTTGTCTACGAACTTGCGTTGTTGGGGGTTCAGTGAGTTCGCGCGGCCCATGGATGGACAGTATAAGGTATCGGACGCAAATATGACAACTATTGCGGCTAATCGTTCAAGCATGGCCGGAGACAGCAAAGTTACAGACAGCGGCCTTGTCTACCAAACGGACAAAATCTTCCTCATAGACGGCTACATTGTCGGGGTGTGCGGTGAGACGGACTATACGAACCGCTTCCTCGACTGGTTCACTTCGGGGCGTCCAGAGGGCGCTCCTTCTCTTGGCAAGAAGTCTTTCGCTGCGCTGGCCCTCTCTCCCGAGGGCCTCTTCCTGTTCTCGGACTGCTGTCGTCCGGACCCCCTCCACAACGAATACTACGCAATCGGTGCAGGTGCCATGGCTGCCATGGCTGCCATGGCTCTAGGACACTCACCAGAGATCGCCGTAGAAATCGCCTGCAAGGTAAACAACGACTCCGGCCCTCCCGTGAAAGTGCTCGCCCTGACACCAGCACGGAGAAAGCGCTGATGGGAATATCCAAGGAGAAGAAGCGTCAGCTGGGCATGGACCACGGCACCGCCGCGCACCGCTTGCGCATGGACCTGCTTTTCGCATACATTGTAGCCGCGGGCCACGTATGTCACAGATGTGGCGGAACTTTACTACGGGAAGATTGGTCTATCGAACATAAGAAGCCATGGCTTCACAGCGAGGACCCTGTAGGCCACTTCTTCGACCCTGACAACATAGCGTTCAGCCACAAGGCATGTAACTACAGCGCGCGACGATGCCCTTCAAACTATGCCCGTACTGCAGACAGCTCTTTGACGAAAAAACCGAAGAGCTGCTCGAAGATCTCGAAAGAGCAAAGGCGGAGTGCCTCGGGCTCCGGATCATTAATCGCGAGCTTAACGAGCGCATCGAGCGCTTAGAGCTTGTTCTCTTCAGGGTGGGAAGATGAGCCTCTGGGTCGCTTTTATCGTAGTCGTGAATCTCCAGAACGAAGTCCACGTATACACCAACGAGACTCCGTTCAAGACTCGTGCTGAGTGCGTGGCCCTTCAAGCCAAGGTCAAGCAACTCTTCGACGACGGCAAGGTCGAGCCGGTCAAGAACTACGTGCTCAAGTGCGTGGATCTATCGACGACCTAAGGCCCGGTCGGCCTTGGCGTGGATCGCCTTCATCTGCGCCTGCGAGATGTAGCCCTTGTGGTACATCTGAGACGAGTAGGACTTAGCCGCGCGGGCGCGTCCGGGGGTATCGACGGGGTATTTCCTCTGGCTGGGTAGTCCAAACTTAGCCTTCGGAAGTGTCCGTCTTTGACTGGCAGAGAACATGGATAAAACTATAGAACAGCTAGAAGCCGAGATCAAGCACCTCAAGGCGCTCGTGAAAAACTGGGAGCAAGCCTACCGCTTCCTGCTCAAAGACTACACAAAGGCCCACAATGCCAGCCACTGACAGCTTCATCGGAGAGGGTCTCAACCCGACCCCGTACGCCGAACTAAAGGCTAAGTACGACGAGCTAATCTTCGCCGTAAGCACCGTTTTTCCTGGCGAGAGCCGCCACGAGACGGCGCTGCGTTATATCCGCGTGGCAGAGGACCGCCTCGCGCACCCATCAACCGCACAGGAGAACCCGTGACCCCTCTTCGTACCTCGCTCCAAGTACTAAACGACAATACCGTCAAAATCGACGGTATTCTCGCCAAAGCCAAGAACGACATCCTCCAGCTTCTCCTGCCGCCGCTGGCCGACGCGTTCGACGCCCTAGCCATAAAATCCCCCGGTGGCAGCGACTTCTGCTTCGCCCTCACGGTCCTGCGCAACGGAGGGCGGGTCAGCCGCCGCCTGTGGCCGGACGACGCCTACCTCGTCATGGGAACTTCTCCCAGCCGCGAGGATCAAATTAACATAGCCACCTCAGACAAAGGTCCTGTAAAATGGGTGGCTTATCAGTACGATCTTCTGGCCGAAGACTGGTACATCGTTCAATAAGGAGATTCTCCATGGGTAAGATTGTCATCGAAGTTGACACCGACGCCGGTACGGCAACGGTCGTCGAGACCAGCCAAGGGCCGGTCACGACTACGCCGGGAGCCCCGACGCTTCAGAGCTGGTCGTTTGAAGGCCGCCCTGAGTTCGACGGAAACGGCGTGTGTACC